GGCGGTGGTACGGAAACCGACCTGAACCCCGAGCTTGCCAAGCGTAACGAAGGTCCCAAGCGCAAGCCGAAGCGCAACGACATCAGCGAGGAACTGACCGAGAAACTGGTCGAGGCCTTCCTCGACGGTTGCTTCGACTACCAGAAAGACTGGTACCGCGCGGGCAATCAGCGAACCCGCGTGATTCTCAAGTCGCGGCAGATCGGCGCCACGTTCTACTTCGCCGCGAGGCGCTGATCGACGCGCTGGAAACTGGGCGCAACCAGATATTCCTGTCGGCCAGCAAGGCCCAGGCACACATCTTCAAGGCGTATATCCAGTCCTTCGCGCGCGATGCGGTAGGTGTCGAACTGAAGGGCGACCCGATCATCCTGCCGAACGGCGCGGAACTGCACTTCCTCGGTACCAACGCGCGGACTGCCCAGGGTTACCACGGTAACTTTTACTTCGACGAGTTTTTTTGGACGTTCAAGTTCAAGGAGCTGAACAAGGTCGCCAGCGGTATGGCGATGCAGAAGCGCTACCGTCGGACCTACTTCTCGACGCCCAGCTCGATGGCGCATGAGGCTTACACATTCTGGACTGGCGAGCGCTTCAACAAGGGCAAGCCGGCCGCCGATCGCATCAAGATCGACGTAAGTCATGACGCCCTGCAGCAAGGGCGGCTGTGCGAGGACCGCATCTGGCGCCAGATCGTCACTATCCTCGATGCCGAGGCCCGTGGCTGCGACCTGTTCGACATCGACGAGCTGCGTCTCGAGTACGACGCCGAGGCTTTCCAGAACCTGCTGATGTGCCAGTTCGTCGACGACGGCGCGAGCATTTTCCCGTTGACCATGCTGCAGCCGTGCATGGTCGATAGCTGGGACCTGTGGTCGGAGGACTACAAGCCGTTCGCGCTGCGGCCGTTCGGTGATCGCCAGGTGTGGCTGGGTTATGACCCCGCCGAGACGGGCGACACCGCGGGTCTGGTGGTGGTGGCGCCGCCGGCGGTACCGGGCGGCAAGTTCCGCGTGCTGGAGCGCCATCAATTCCGCGGCAAGGACTTCGCCGAACAGGCCGAGTTCATCCGCAAGGTGACCCAGCGCTACTGGGTCACCTTCATCGGCGTCGACACCACCGGCATGGGGTCTGGCGTCGCGCAGCTGGTGCGCCAGTTCTTCCCGGGGGTGCGCACCTTCAGCTACTCGCCCGAGGTGAAGACGCAGTTGGTCATGAAGGCCTGGTCGGTGATCAAGAACGGCCGCCTCGAATTCGACGCCGGCTGGACCGACCTGGCCCAGGCGCTGATGGCTATCCGCAAGACCATCACGGCCGGTGGGCGCCAGTTCACCTATACCGCCGGCCGCAACGACAACACCGGCCACGCCGATCTGGCCTGGGCGCTATTCCACGCATTGCAGAACGAGCCGCTCGAGGGCAGACCCCCGCGAATACCGGGCGCATGGAGATTTTCGGATGAGCAAACGTCGCAGCCACCGCCGCCAGCAGCCAGTTACAGTCCAGTCCGCCCAGGAAGGCGAGTTCATCCCGCGCCAGGGCGGCCGTGCCGAGGCCTTCACCTTCGGTGACCCGATGCCGGTGCTCGACGGCCGGGGCATCCTCGACTATCTCGAGTGCTGGTCGAACGGGCGGTGGTACGAGCCGCCGCTGTCCATGGAGGGGCTGGCCAAAGCGGTGGGGTCGAGCGTTTACCTGCAGTCGGGCCTGAAGTTCAAGCGCAACATGCTGGCCAAGACGTTTATCCCACACCGCATGCTCAGCCGGGCGACGTTCGAGCAGTTCTCCCTGGACTGGCTGACATTCGGCTCGGCATACCTCGAGCAGCCTCGTTCTCGCCTGGGCACGCGGATGCCGCTGCAGGCGCCGCTGGCGAAATACATACGCCGCGGCACCGATCTGGAGACGTTCTACCAGGTGCGCAGCTGGAAGGATGAGCACGAATTCGAGAAGGGCAGCGTGATCCAGCTGCGCGAGGCCGACATCAACCAGGAAATCTACGGGGTGCCGGAGTGGTTCTGCGCCCTACAGAGCGCTCTGCTGAACGAGTCGGCCACTGTTCCGCCGCAAGTACTACAACAACGGCAGCCACGCCGGCTTCATCCTCTACATGACCGACGCCGCGCAGAACGAGGAAGACATCGACGCGCTACGCACGGCGCTGAAGACCGCGAAGGGGCCGGGCAATTTCCGCAACCTGTTCGTCTATGCGCCGAACGGGAAGAAGGAGGGGATCCAACTGATCCCGGTCAGCGAGGTGGCGGCCAAGGACGAGTTCGGCTCGATCAAGAACATCAGCCGCGACGACCAGCTCGCCGGCCTACGGGTCTATCCGCAGCTGATGGGGGTGGTGCCGCAGAACGCTGGTGGGTTCGGATCCATCAGCGACGCGGCAGCGGTCTGGGCCAGCCTGGAACTCGAGCCAATGCAGGCGCGCCTGCAGCAGGTCAATGAGCTGATCGGGAAGAGGTTGTGAGGTTCACTGCCTTGGGCCTGCCTTCACTCCGTTGATCTACCGAGCTTTTGCGCGAGGCAAAAAAAAGCCCTCACTTGATGAGGGCTTTTACGAATCTCTTTGAGTTCAGCCTGCAGCAGCTGCTGCTAGCACCTTGCATTGGCGCTCGGTGGATTTCTTCATCACGACTTTGTATACACGCTTCTTCTCTTCGGAAGACGCGTTACGAACGAATTCAGAGAATTTCGTGGTTGTGCCCGGCTTTTTCACTGTAAAAATGCTCATTTCAATCCTTAGCCTCGCTGTAAAAGCATCTGCTCAAGGGACGCGCGATCATAGGTTTCGGGGACATGGCTGTCAATCCGGTCTATGTTCGCCTCGTAAACACGGTGGATCCGTCGTTGTTTTTCAGCAGCAGATCCACCTCTATCGACCCTCCGAAGTGTTGCTTGAGCCGATTCACGACGTCTCTCGCCGCGAAATACTGTCTCACAAACTCTTCGATCGGGATTTTTCTTCCCTCTACTCGCTCTCGAGCTTGGACAAAATTCCATGCAAGGTCAGGCCGCTGGTACACGTACAGGATTAGCACAGTCCTGCCCTTGCGCAAGGATCGCTCGATGTTCCGCTCTGCTATCTCGTAGTTCGCTAGCGTGCCATCCAAGAGAAAATGACTGTCGCTGATCCAGGGGCCAAAATCATGAAATCTTCTCTACCAAAATAGAGACGGCAGGTTGGAACAGCCAAGAATTCCCTCCCGTGTACCCTTCGAACTCAGACCGCAATTCGTCCGGATCATCCGTAGAACCTTTGACCCGTTCTCGTCGAACTGAGACAGGAGCTCGATCGAGGCTTCTGTCTTGCCTGCCCCAGGGACCCGGCCATGAAAACTGACCGGGGTTCTCCTCTCGAGCATATATCTGGGGGTTTGTTAGCCGCTTTGCAATGGACTCTTGTTCGCTCTGGCGAACGCGATGGCGCCATCGCAAATTGCCTGCTCCTCAGCGCTTAACGGCATGGGACCTCCTGTCACCCATCACAGCTCAAATCTCGCCTACAACCACCGGTTGGCGCCAATCAGCTTTCTCTATCGAGAAATGCCATTTTAAAGGAAAAATGAATGGTTTTTGCGCAATTCCGCTCGGCGCGCGCAGTCGTCCCCCGCCACGCCTCCGCTCTAAATAGACCTCTTTTTCTGCACTTCTGCACAGCGCCGCCAACGGCCCAGGCTGGGCGCTACCTTCCGATTTCCGAACTCGGAAATCCCTGCGAATCCCTGCACCAGAGGCCCTTTTCTGAGGGCGGCAAGGGGCCTTCCTGGGGGCGTTTTTCTGTTGACCCCTCGGAAAAAGGTAATTTCGGTAATTTGGGGTTCTAAGCGGGCTGTATGCCGCGTGGTTACTGGCTTTCAGCAATTACCTTGAAAGGTAATTTAGGGTAATTGGAAAGGTAATTTTTTTGTAAGCCATTGATTTATAAGGGGTTCATAAATCGGCGAGCTTACCCAGCACAAAGGTAATTCGATTACCTCAAAATTACCCTATTATTACCTTTAAAAAGCTTATGTAAGCTATTGAATTTAAAGGGGGAAATAGCAGTTCTGAAAACGAATTACCAAAATTACCCAATTTCGATGGGTCAACATAAAACGAGGGGTTGCCAGGCGGGGCGGGCATTGGAACCTGGCTCTCTGCCGTTTGTTCACTCTCCGCGCGCACTTGCCAGTGACGCACACAAACGGCCCCCGAAACGGCCCCCAGCACTTGCGCTCGATGCGCCTGGGCGGCTGGAAGGCCCGGAAATACTGGAGCGGGCGAAGGGAATCGAACCCTCGTCATGAGCTTGGGAAGCATTGAGGCGCACTGTCCACGGCTGTCTGAGTTCATGCACAATTGTGCGTCGAGGCCTTCTATTCCGGGGTCTCTGGATAGGTGGTTCGTCCTAGGTTGTCCCAGGAGGAACCACCTTGCCCTGTGCAAACGGCCCCCAGAAACGGCCCCCAATTAAGGACAGCCCCGTGCTCACCGAGAGACAGATCCGCGCACTCAAGCCAGCCGAGAAGGAATACACCGTCAGCGACGGGCGCAGCGCGCGGGGTGAGGGTGTCTTGATGCTTCGGGTGCGGCCCAATGGTACGAAGGAGTTCTACTTCCAGCGCCGGAAGAATGGGCGGAAGCTGAAGACCAAGCTGGGCACCTGGCCGGCGATGGCGCTCACAGAAGCGCGGGACCGGTGCCGCGAGGAGAAGGAGATCCAGGTTGAGGCTGGCACCTTCAAGGAGTTGATGGCCGCCTATGTCGCCAAGCTGAAGCAGGAAGGGGCGGCGAGTGCCGAGCACGTCGAGTGGTCCTTCAAACACTACGTTTCCGAGCCGTTCCCAACCCTGGTGGAGCGCCCAGCGGTGTTGATCGGGCCGGCCGATATCCGTGACATCCTGGCCAAGATGATTGCCGGCGGCGTCACGACGATGACGAACCGGGTGCGCTCTCGCCTTCATTCGGCGTTCCAGAGTGCCCTGCAGCAGGACTACAACCCCCGCACCTATCTGGAGCAGGAAAGTCGCTTCGGCCTGACCAGCAATCCGGTGACTAGCATCCCTGTACAGGAAGACTGGGAGCAGCCCGGGGATCGGGCACTTACGGAGAAGGAGTTGCAAGCGCTCTGGCATCTGCTGCCGGAGAAGCTTTCCCTCACGACCTCCGAGTTGCTCAAGTTCTTGATCGCCAGCGGTGGTCAACGACCGGAGCAACTGCTCCGGTCTGATCGGACGATGTATCAGCGGGACCATGTGATGATCCGCAACGGGAAGGGCGGTGAAGGTGAGCGGGCGATGCATGTGGTGCCCTACAACAAGCTGATGCGGGCGAGCTTGAAGGAAATGGACTGCATCAGCGAGAAGAGCGCGTATCCGTTCCAGGGCAAGGAGGAGGGGAAATCACTGAACCCCCAGTCTCTGTCCAGGGCGGTGACGAAGCTATACGGTAGGCATCACAAGTCGTTCAACAGCCCGTTCACGCTTCGGGACATCCGTCGGACATGCAAGACGCTGATGGCGAAAGCCGGGCTCACCAAGGAGCTGCGGGATAGGATCCAGGGCCACTCCTTCAACGATGTGTCATCCAAGCACTACGACCGCTACGACTACTTCCAAGAGAAGAAGCGCGGGCTCGATCGCTGGGCCGCCTGGCTCGAAAAGAACGTCATCGACACCAAGAAGTAGGGCCGCTCACGCGGCCCTTGTTGGCGTCCATCCCATCGGGTTTTCCAGCCAGCGGTTGATATCGGATTGTCTCCAGCCTACTCGCCCAGGCGTGATCTGTACCGGACTGGGGAAGCGCTTGGCCTTCACCTCCCGCCAGAGTGTCGAGCGCGCCAGGCTGGTGGCTTCCAGCACCTCGGCTTCCCGCATGAATCTGTCCAGTTCAGCCATCTTCACCACCTATCCACTCTGTCCGTGCCTGCCACTGTCGGCGCATTTCCGCTATCAACTGCTCGACGGCGCTTTCCCCTCGCCGCTTAAGGGTTTCTCTCAGCTCGGCGACCTTCTCCGGCGTGGTGACACCACGCCGGAGCCAGTACCGGGCTTCGCATACCAGCAGGTGCTGGCGGTTGGCCCGATCAGTCATTGCGCTGCCTCAACTTCGAAGAACCCCAGTTGGCCCTTCATGGGTTGGAACGGCAGTGGCTTGGCGTCAGCCAGTTCGAACCCGTATCGGCCGAAGAACCACAGTGAGTTGCTGCGATCGACGCAGCCGATGATGCTGGCCTCGCCGACTATCCCGCCGCGCTCCAGTTCGTGCGGCGCTGGGATGGTCACGCCGTTGTACGCGGCGAAGTCGTGGGCCTCCTCGTACTCGTCGCGTGTCATGCCCTTGGCTGCGTGGATCAGAAAGCGGCCGCGGAAGTTGGTCGCCCAGTCGCGGTTCTCGATGTCCTTGTGGCCATTGGCGACCAGCCAGGCCCATGGTTGGCGAATGCTCAGTGCTTTCACGGTTGCTTCCCCCTTGAGTCTGCTTCCTTGGGAGCGGAGAAGGAGGAGGCCGGCTGCGAAGCAGCTTGCGCGCCGCTCTTCAACGTGAAGAACACAGTCAGGACAACCAGAATTGCCAGCGAGAAATTCAGCAGGCTGCGCGGGCTGTCCAGCATCTTCAGCAATTCGTGCATGCCGTTCACCTCAGCGACTTTCAGCGGGTTGTGAAACGCTCAGCGCCACCGCAACCGGGCGCACCCAGATCGGCATATTGCTGAGCATGAAGGTTTCGCCGGCCTCGGCCAGCAGCAGGGTGGTACCCATCACGCCGGCGATGGCCTCGGCCGCGGCTGGCGGCACGGCATTGCCGATCCGCTCGCGCCAGTCGCTGTCGCTCAGGCCGTCGAGCACTAACTGCTCTTCGGGGTCAACTAGGCTCTGCAGGGCGGCGAGCTCAAGGGTCGTGAAGGGCCGGTGCCAGGTGCCGTCCAGCGACTGGATGATGCAGGTCAGCCGGTCGTTCGCCGTCGGCATGCGCGGGTCGGCGACGCTCCACCGGCCATTGTCGTGCCGCGCGCTGGCGGATACTGCGCCGGCGGACTGGTCGAACCCGACGACACCGTAGTGCCCGCCGGTCAGGTAGGCGTCGCCCTTGGTGCGATCGAGCACTCGCGGATCAGCGATCGACAGAGCGCCGCTGGCCACCTGCTGGGAGCCGGTGACCGTGCCGGTAGCGCTTCCCCACTCGCCGACGTGCAATTTGCGGCTGCTCGCCCCAGGGTGCCAGTTGTGGTACCTGGGATCGGCAACAGCCTGGCCGCCGGAGCTCGGCGAGTGCCCGCCAGTGATGGTTCCGGCGTGGCTGCCCATGCTGACGACGCGGAACACGTTGTTGTGCCGGACGCCGCCCGGGCGCGGGTCTGCTACTGCGAAAGCACCCTGGCCGGTAGTACTGGCCGCGATCACGGTGCCGGACGGGCCATCCCAGTCGGTGACGGGGTACTTGCCGAAGCTCTGGCCGCGGGGATCGGCGACGGAGTACGTGCCCTGGCCGGGCGACTTGACGCCGATGATGGCGCCCGAGGTGTCAGTCCAGCGGCGCACGCCGTACTGCTGGTACTGCAGGGCGTTTGCCGGCGCGCGAGGATCCGCGACTGAGAACCGCCCGTTCATCGGGCGGCTCGCGCCGGCGACAACGCCACACGAATCGCCCCAGTGATTCACGCCCAGGACGCCCCGGTGGTACTCCGGCACGATGATCAGATCGCGCAGGTAGCCGTCCTCGACGGCCAGGTCATTCAGGCTGCGCCAGTCGCTGCCGGCGCGCACCAGGGCGAGGCGCACCCAGGTCTTCCACTGCAGGGACGGTACGCGGTGCATTGGGCCGGCGGCCTCGATGTCGCCGGGAAGCGGCATGCGGCCGAGGATGTCGCCGACGGCGCGGAGCGACTTCTTCTCTGGTTCGTACAGGAAGGGCGGCACTTTCTCGACGTGGCGGGCGACAAGCAGGAAGCGCTTCCGGGACTGCGCCAGGCCGCCGAGTTCGCCGCAGTCGTGAGTGGTTTCCGCCACGGCGTAGCCGAAGCCGCCGAGTAGGCTGTTGATCTGGTCAAGCAGGTGCCGGCCGCGGCTCGCCAGGCGCGGGACGTTCTCGAAGACGATCAGCGGCACCGGGTCATCAGCCCATGCCTCGCCCATCAGCCAGATGCACCGCAAAGTCAGTTCGTTCAAGGCCTGATATTTCGGGGTCAGGCTCATTTTCTCCGACAGCAGGCCGCTGGCGCCCTTGCAGGGCGAACTGATGAACACCGCATCCGGTCGGCGCCCGCCGGCGGCGCGCCGAATATCTTCCGGGGTCGCCTCCCGCCAGCCTGCCGGCGGCTCCTTGCCGTGGAACCGCACGTACTGGTCGCGGGTGAAGAGGTCCAGCAGGGTGCCCGGGACACCAGCCAGTCGCTCGAAGTCGCGCAGGCCGGCTGGGTCCACGTCGATCCCGCCGAGGCAAACCCATTCGGCCTCGACGTTGCCGACCCGCGGACGCGCCCGGTTGAAACCGGCGGCACCGCCGCCCAGGCCGCAGCAGAAGTGGAAGTGGTAGAGGGTGCGCTTAAGCATGGGTGCTACCCCCGGACAGGTCGCCGGCGTTGCCGTACTTCTCGGCGCCGCATTCGCAGCGGTAGAACCCGCGCTTGGTGATGCGGCCGAAACGGCCACTCAGGTGGCTGGTGACGACGTTACGGACGAATGTCCAGCTGTGGCGCTTGCCAAGGGTGCAGGGCTTCATACGTCACCGCCTTGCACGACAGGGGCAGCCTGCAGCAGCAGGGCATGCATGTACTCAATCGCCTGGATGGCGTCTTCGTGGGAGCCGCTGAACACTTCGCGGGCCGTTTGTGCTGCACGGTTAACCGACGCCGGCCAATCTTCTGGCTGTTCGTCCGCCTCCCAGCCCAACCTGCTGCGACGCTCCATCAGATCCAGCGCCTTACGCGCCTTGGTGCTCAGCTCCGGGGTGATGCCGCAATCACCATCGGCCACGTAGTTGACGAACTCCAGCAGGGCGTCGCCGGCTGCCAGTTCATGGCCGCGTGCCCAGCTGACCACCTCTCCGCCGTCTACTTCCCTCGGGACGTCTTTGCCGGTGGCGCCGCGGATGACGATGGTGTCATAGCGTGGTGTGCTAGCCTTGGCGCTGCCGCCTTGAGGCTGATTCGCTTGCATGGTGTCTCTCCTTTGGGGTGGTTGGCGCCAGGGAGTTGCCGCTCCCTGGCGCCTCTTCTTCAACGCCGCGCGGGGTGCTCGCGCAGTTCCTGACAGCTGATGCAGCATTCGCAGCCCGGGGCGGCCTGGCGGCGGGCCTCGGGTATCTGCTCGCCGCAGTCCTCGCACCAGAGGGCGCTGGGCGCCGGGCGAGTGTTCGTCCGCTGGGCCAGGGCGGCCTGGATCATGTTCTCGGCCCGTTCGTTGGCCTGGTCGATCACATCCACAGTCAGTCTCCCTATGCCTGTACTACCGGTGGTACGCCCTTGCTGAGCATGCTGCGCACATTGGCCGCTAGTTCGGTGGGGGCCAGGGCCTTGTCTTGTTTCACAGGCTGCGGGAGCAGCTTCGCAGCCTCGGGGAACAGGTCTTCAACCTGGCGGAGGTGCGGCAGGCAAGCAAAACGTCCATGGCCTGACTACGAAAAGCGAGGCCTGCTTCAACCACGGACTCCAGTTCTGAGCAGATCAGCAGAGCGAGGCCTTTCAGCTTCAAGTCGGTGATGTCCTCCATGCCATGGAGGCGAGGTACTGCGCCGTTGGGGCAGACGAGCGTATCTTCCAGTCGCGGTCGTGTCTGGAGTCCAGAAAGCGCTTGACGCCTTCGAATGCCTGGGAAGCGAGCAGGCGTGCGACGAAAGTGTTGCGGAGCTCTTGCTTGTAGTGGCGGGCTACTGCAACGAATTCTTTCGTGACTGGGCTACGGTCCTCCCCACGCTGTTTCTTATAGTTGGGAAACAGCTCGAAGTGGCAGTGACGGCACCAGCCTGAATCAGGCTTGCCCAAAGCTTTTTTCGAGCCCGGGAAGGGCTTCGACCTTGGAGCAATGCGCTGTCCAGAACTGCGTATTGAGGCGCCTCGAGGTAGCCGGCAATGGCAACCGCATGATGCGCTACGGCCTGGATAGTGAGTTGTCGACAACCTCCTCACGCATTGCTTGTGTGACAGGGAAGTGTTTTTCATGGGTGCCTCCTTCATGGTAATGGCGCGGGGGAGTTGCCGCTCTCCCGGCACAGGCTCTTGTGTCAACCAGGGGTACTTCTTCTCGCCGTCGATCACGTAGAAGTTCACGTCGCTGAGGCGATACACGCCACCGGCCCCCCGTGCACGACGTAGTCGTCGTAGGGCGCACGGCCGACGCGCACAGCGAACAACTTGTCGGTCTGGTGGGCATGAGGGCTGGATTTCTTCAGCCGTGCATAGAGTTGTTGGCCGACGGGACGGCAGCCCGCAGACCCGTGTGCCGCCTCGAAGCCAAGCCAGGCATTACGGGTTTCCAGCGACAGGAAGCTGTTGCCGTCGTCGCACATAGCCAGGTCATAGCCGCGAGGTTTTGCCCACGCGGCGAAGGCGATCTCCAAGCGCTTCAGTAGCAATTGCTCGGGCGTAACGAATTGGGCCTGCATGGTGTCTCTCCTATCGGGTTGTGGTGCCGGCGTTGCCGCGCCGGCTTGGTGATTCAGAACGGAAGCTGGACGCGACGCCATGCCATGTCCCAAACCTCGCAGTGAGCATTGGTATGGGCCTGATCGGGTAGGTCGTAGAGGCTGTTCAGAGCGTCCAGAAGGGCGAGAATCTGTGCGTGGTTCAAAGCTGTCCGCGCATCCAAGGAGTCGCCCATGTCGTCATGCAGGGCGCTGATGTAGTGCCCGGTCTTGCCCAGGCTGTAGGCCACCAGGTCTTGCCGATGGTATGGGACTGCAAATTGGTTCTCGCAATACGTGCCCAAGGCCTGCAGCGCTGTGCTGCGCTGAGTATTCACGCCGACCTGTTCCTGCTTCAGGTTGACCACGCGAGAGGCGAATGCTGGGGAACCATCAGCCCTGCCGACAATGGCAATCGCGCTTTCATAGGTACTACTGACAGAAACCCCGTCGTGCACACTGAAAGAGCAGTTGTTGAAAAGTGGTTTGAGCATGTCCCAATCGAAATGGGTGGCGGGCTCAAGGACGACTGGCAGGTTGTCCGAATTGAACAAGCGAACCATCAGGGCGGTCTTGGTGTGGGTTTCCGGCGTGACGTTCTGAGCATTTGGCTGACCGGTGAGTCGCCAGAGGGTAGCGATCAAGCTGTCCTGTCCTACTCCCGTGTCTCCGTCAACGAGCAGGAAAGGGTAAGAGCCCTGCAGGTCACGGATGCGCTTGGCGTGCATCGCGCCGAGCCACCAGGCCAGGGCTACCAGCCCCTTCGGGCCGAAACAGGTGTGGAATAGGTCGATCCATTCCGGGGTTTGCTTGTGCATGGTGTCTCTCCTTTGGGGTTGCAGTTCCGGCGTTGCCGCGCCGGTCAGGCTTGGAAAATCCAGCACTTGACGGTGCTGGGTCGGTTGGTGAAAGGGTTCTGGCGGGCGTGTGCCGCCCGCACTGCGCTGTCGACGGCCTTGTATTCGATGAATTTGTGCCGGCGGGACTCTTTCAGCAGGTCGCGCAGGGTTGCCGCGTCGGCCACCTTCTGGCGGTGGTCGGCGGCCAGCTTCACGAACTCGTTGAGGTTGATGGCGATGGTTCCGGGGTTCTTGCTGTGGTTGAGCACTGGCTCTTCGCTGAGGTTTTCGAGGTAGTCGTAGACCTCCCAGAACTCGGCCACCTCGGGCGCGTCGGCGTTGACGGCGTCCTGGCGCTCCAGGGCCATCGTCATCAGGGTCTGCTGAGCGCAGGCGAGCTGGTGCTCGGACAGCGGCACCACCAGGCGCAGTGCGTCGACCAGGGCCATCATCTGCGCGTGTTGAGAATCAGCCGCTCGATACGAATCTGTTTCAGAGCGCGCAGCGTCGCGCTGTGAACCTTCAGCCGCTCGCGGAAGCACTCCAGCACGCGGGCCTCGGCGCGGATGGCCATCAGCAGGAAGTGGCTGACCTCGAGCACGCCCAGGTGGTTAAGGTTGTCGGCCGCGGCCTGGCTCTCGCGTGTGATTTCCGGGCGAATGAAGTGCAGCTTCACGATACGGGTCATGATCGCTTCGG